CTTCTATTAATACCTGAAGTCTTATTACACCAGTTTGATGAGCAACATGCAATAAAGGTCTACCAAAAATTTCACTTGGGGGTTCAATTTGAACTAAATCTAGTTCATCTTCAATCATTTCAAACCATTTCCCTGTAGGTTTATATTTATAATATAAATAAGCTTTTTCGGGTTTGTTTAATTTAATAGCAGATTTTACTGATAAATAATGGCATAAACCCCAAGGTTTTCCACCAAAATCTTCTGATAAGCCAAATACAAAATGTAGTATGTTTGGGATTTTATTAGGTTTTATAAATGATGACTTTAAAACACCACTTGTAAAATCTAAGGAAATGTCTTCATATTGGAAAGTATTAGGGTAGTCTAAATTACTAATTGGATATTTTATATTTTCTTCTTGAATGTTTTTTACATGCCTTCTATTAATAAAAGATAATTCAGGTACTGTTGGTATGTTATTGTATATAGTCCCATAATTATTAGCGTGAATATGGTGAAGAACAAAATATTTATTAAGTTTTCCCATTATAACACTAAATTTTTCCCTATTTTGGGAAACTTCTAAATTATGAAATTCAATTAAAAGACTTACTACTTTACTTTCTAATTCTTGAAAATCTAAGTTTAAAAAATATTCATATTCTGCACCTTCAACATCAATTTTTAAAATAACTTCTCCTTTAGTATTATTTTCACTGTAGTGGTGTAAAAAATCATTACAATTAGGCGTAAAACCTAATCCCTCTTTTTTATAAGTAAATAAATTATCTAACCCATAAGAAATACTTCCATCAATAGTATGGTCATATAGGTAACAAGGTTTATTAGTTAAACTTACATAGTCTTTATCTGCTGATATGTCTTCGCCTACTCCATAGGTATACAATGCAGTTGATGTTTCTAATTCATAATTTGTTACTATATACCCCCCATCATATTCTTTTTTTTGTGGGTCCTTACCCCCAATTCTTCTTTTAGGTAAATTAAGATTAAAAGGTTTTAATAATGATTCTATTGACTTCATAATGTATTATAGTATTTGTTTTGTTTTTCTTGTCTTTCTATTGTTTTTTCATGTATTAAACACCATTCAGGTTGTTGTGGTAAGTGGGAAATTGACTTGTGGCCCTTTAATACCTCATGTACTTTATTTTCCCACTTAACTTCTCCATTATTTTTATAAATCCTCCATTGATAATCTGGAAAGTTTATCCAATTTTTTTCATCTATTCTCCATCCCCATTTTTGAATGTGGGATTGGGTTAAACCTTCTACTGTATTAATTCTAGGAACTAAAATAGCATCTACATCATTTACTTCTAACACTTGAGGTAATAACCTTAAAACATATTCATCTACCATTTCATCAGCATCAATTTGATAGATATAATCCCCACTACATAATTTTGTTAAGTAGTTTTTCATATTAGCAAAATGTCCATCAAATTCATAAGGAACCCAATTAAATTCCCCATTAACTGATTTGGCTCTTAGAAATTCTTCAACATCAGAAGTACCATTATTTGAGTCAAATAATACTACTATTTCATCTTTTTGATTTTTGTTTTCTAATAAAAAATTGATTAGTCTTTGAATTTCTTGAAATTCATTACAGACTGGAATTGCATAACTTATTTTCATATCTTAATTAGGTAATACCCCAATATACGAAAGAGCTTCCATAAAATCACGTTCTTTAAACTGTTTCATTGTAGTCATATCCATTCTATTTTCATAAAATTTACCTTTTTTACCAGGAATTGGATATTTTTCTTTTTCTTCTTCTTTAATTTTTACAGATTTAACTGCGGCCCACATCCATTTTTTAGAGGTAGCCCCATTAGCGAATACCATTCCTTTTTTGGGCAAATTAACTGTTGAGGGAAACCATACTTGATTATTTTCATCTTCATGTTTTAAATCTTTATACAATTCAGGAAGAATTTCCATTTGTTCTTCCATTATTAACTCTCCTTCTTTCATTAAAGAATTAGATTGAAAACCACAACCATAACAGAAATAATTGTTTATATCTTGATTTACTTCAGTTACATAGCAAGCATCTGATCCACATCTAGGGCATATTTCTAACTTATCTGAGTTCATATTTTTACTTTTTTAAGTTTAGGTAATTTTAATTGGGGGGTTTCTATTTGAGAATTACCATCTTTTATTTTTTTTAATTTAGGTAACTGTAAAGGGACTTGTTTAGGAGCTTCAACTACTTTTTCTTTTAAAAGTTGATTCAATGATTCTTTCATTTTTTCAAAACTAAAGTTTTCTTTACAATAATTTCTTTGTTGTCTAGCTCTATGAACATAGTCTTTATAATTTTTATACATATCTTTTAAAGCTTTACCTAAAGCCATAGTATCAACGTCAAACCACTTTGATCCTTGAATTAACCATTTGTTTTGAGCACTTGGATGGACATCACCTAAAGTACCTGGGAGTAATATACTCATGTCGGGTTTGAGAAAGTCAACATGACCAGACCAACCTGTAGTTATAATAGGTTTTTTAGATTGGGTAAATTCAAGTAATGGTCTGCCAAACCCTTCTCCTTTTGTTAAACTAACCATACATTTTATTTTTGGATGGTTATATAATTGATTCATTTCTTCATCTAAAAGATCTCCATGAATTAGATAAATTTTAGGTAATTTTCCTTTTACGGTTTTCTTAATAACATTAATCTTTTTTAGAATAGAATCCCTATCCATATATGATATAGAACCTTGAGTAGTTTTAAGTATTAGAGCAGGTTGTCTAGCTTGGTTTTTAAATGTTTCTAAAAATGATTTAATTAATAATCCTACATTTTTTCTATCATGTCCAAAATCACCTTGTATCCAATGCCCTACAAATAAAAAACAAAATGATTCTTTAATTTCAGGTAGATCTAATATATTAGTTGTAGGTTTATATACTTCAGTTTTTAATCCTTCAAATAATATGTCAGTTTTTACATTTTCATTAAATTTAATATGTTCTATTATTTGTTGAGTATTATTATCTCTTTTTTCAAATTGTGAATTTTTTAGTACATCTATAGAATGTTTGGAAGAACCTAATACTAAATTCATTCTATTACAC